CGATTACGACTACACGCCTGTGCCGCCGCTGGAAGACCTGACCCTTCGTCAGCGCATCACCGACCGCTATCTGATCCAGTTCGCCAGCAAAGTGAACGCCTGAATCGGCGCTCCCCTGCGGGGGAGTACGTACCCCGGAGACCAACGCCATGGCCATGCCTCGCAAACTCAAAAACATGAACCTGTTCAACGACGGCAACACCTACCAGGGCGTTGCCAAGAGCGTCACCCCGCCGCCGCTCGGTCGCAAGATGGAAAGCTACCGCGGCGGTGGCATGAACGGCCCGGTCAAGGCAGACCTCGGCTTCTCTGACGACGGCATTCAGTTCGAATGGAAAACCGGCGGGCTGGATCTGATCGCGCTTCGGCAATTTGGCAGCGTCAACGCGTCCGGCGTGCAGCTGCGCTTTGCTGGCTCTTTCCAGCAGGACGACACCGGCGAAATCAGCGCTGTGGAAATCATCGTGCGTGGACGTCACGAAACCATCGAGATGGGCGACGCGGCGCCTGGTGAAGACACCGAACACAGCATCACCACCACATGCAGCTACTACAAGCTGATCGTCGACAACGAAGACATCATTGAAATCGACTTGCTCAACTTCATCGAGAAGGTCAACGGCGTGGACATGCTGGAGAAACAGCGCTCTGCCATCGGCCTTTGACCCCCCCCTAAAACCATTACCCGGAGCAACACATGAACACCGAAGAAACCAATACCGAAGCCCTGCCGGCAGTCGATGACAACACCGTCAACCTCGACACGCCCATCGTTCGCGGCAAGTCCTACATGACCAGCCTCACCCTGCGTAAACCGTCATCCGGCGAACTGCGCGGCGTACACCTGGTGGACCTGCTGAACCTCGACGTTGCCGCCCTGCTCAAGGTGCTGCCGCGCATCACTTCGCCAAGCATCACCGAAACAGAAGCCGCCGGCATGGACCCGGCCGATCTGCTCGCCTGCGGCAACAAGGTTGCGCATTTTTTGTTGCAGAGGTCGGTGAAGACGGACGCCTCCCTCGTTGCGTAGAGGACGCCATGGCCGATCTGGCCGTGGTCTTTCACTGGGCGCCGGCTGATATGGATCAGCTCGGCCTGCAAGAACTGATGGACTGGCGCGAGCGCGCCAGGGTGCGGAGTTCCACCGATGGCGAATGACTTAAAACTTCAGGTCCTGCTCAACGCGATTGACCGGGCGAGCGGCCCCCTGAAGGCCATCGACAAGGGCAGCATCGGCGCGGCGCGCGCACTCAAGGACGCGCGCGACCGGCTCAAGGAACTCAACGCCCAACAGAAAGACGTCAGCGCCTGGCGCACCCAGCGCGCCGCCGCCGAGCAGACCGAAACCGCCCTCACCTCAGCCCGCGACAAAGTGCGCGCGCTCAGTCAGCAGTTTGCCGCCACGGGCGTTCCGACCAAGGCGTTGGCCAAGGACTTCCGCACCGCCGTGCGTGAAGCCCAGCGGCTCAAGGAACAACACCAGCAACAGTCCGAACAGTTACAGACCCTGCGTTCGAAGCTGTACAGCGCAGGGATCAGCACCAAAGACCTCGGCACCCATGAACGCCAGCTGCGCGAGCAGGTCGGCGCCACCAACACCACGATCAGCGAACAAGGCAAACGGCTGGTCGCTTTGAATGCACAGCAAAAACGCATGGCCGCCGAACGCGCCAAACTGGCGAAGACCCAAGGCCTTGCCAGTGACATGGCGGTCAACGGTGCCGCCGGTTTGGGCGTGGGCTACGCGGCGAGTCGCCCGATAGCCAAAGCCGTGGGCGCATTTGCACCGAACGAAGACTCAGCCACACAGCTGAAAGTGTCGATGATGGACAACACCGGCAAGGTGGCCGAGGACTTCCAGAAAATCACCGACCTCGCCACCAAACTCGGCGACCGCCTGCCTGGCACCACCGCCGACTTTCAAGAAATGATGACCATGTTGCGGCGCCAGGGCCTCAGCGCGCAAAGCATTCTCGGCGGTACCGGCGAAGCGGCCGCGTACCTGGGCGTGCAGTTGAAAATGCCGGTGGCCGAGGCCGCCGAGTTCGCCGCAAAGATGCAGGACGCCACACGCACTACCGAGAAGGACATGATGGCGCTGATGGACACCATTCAGCGCGGGTTCTACTCCGGTGTCGATTCGACCAACATGCTTCAGGGCTTCAGCAAAATCGCCCCGGTGATGGACACCATCAAGAAGTCTGGGATTGAGGCCGCCAATGAACTGGCCCCGCTGCTGATCATGATGGACCAGGCCGGCATGGAAGGCGGCGCTGCTGGTAACGCGTTCCGCAAAATCTTTCAGGCGGGCCTGAACAAGGACAAGGTCGACGACGTCAACAAAATCCGCCAACTCAAGGGCCAGGAGATTCAGTTCAGCTTCACCAACAAAGAAGGCAACTTCGCCGGGCTGGAGAATCTGTTCGCCCAGGTCGAAAAGCTGAAGGCGCTGAACGACGAAGACCGTACCGAGACCATCAAGGACTTGTTCGGTGATGACTCAGAAACCATGACCACCCTGAACACCATGATGAACAAGGGGCTGGCGGGTTACAAAGAGGTGCAGCAGAAGCTCCAGAATCAGGCGGACCTGCGCACGCGCGTCAACGAACAACTCAGCACCTTGACCAACGTCATGGAAGCCGCGGAAGGCAGCTTTACCAACGCCATGGCCGAGTTCGGCGCCGCCGTCGCGCCGGAATTGAAAGAGCTGATCAACACCCTCGGCGAAGTCGCCAACAACGTCGGCGCCTGGGCGCGGGAAAACCCAAAGCTCGCCGGCGGACTGGTCAAAGTCGTGGCGCTGGTCGCGGGTTTGTCCTTCGTGTTCGGTGGCTTGGCCATCGGGATGGCCAGCCTGCTCGGCCCGTTTGCCGTGATTCGCTACGGCATGGCGATGTTCGGCATGCAGGGTGGTGGCACGCTGAGACTCATGCAAAAGCTCGCCCCCACCATCACCGGTCTGGCCCGCAATGCCCTCCCCATGCTGGGCCAAGGCATCCGCACGCTGGCCAGCACACTCAGCGGCGCACTGGTAACCGCTCTGCGAACCGTCAGCATTGCCCTGTGGGGCCTCGCCACCAACCCGGTGGCGCTGGCCATCGGTGCCGTCGTTGCGGTGCTCGCCGGTGCGGCTTACCTGATCTACAGCAACTGGGACGCGGTGAAACTCTACTTCAGCAACGCCTGGACTGAGATCAAAGCCGGCTTCAGTGGCGGCATCGGCGGCATCCTCAACACGCTCGCCAACTTCAGTCCCATCGGCCTGATCTACCAGGCCTTCGCTGGCGTACTGAGCTACCTCGGCGTGGATCTGCCGGGCCGCTTTACCGAGTTCGGCAACATGCTGGTTAACGGTCTGGTCAACGGACTGCTCGCTGGGTTAGGGCAAATCACGAGTGCCGTCAGTTCTATTGCTGATTCGGCCATCAACATGTTCAAGGAAAAGCTCGGCATCCACAGCCCTTCCCGCGTGTTCACTGCGCTCGGCGGCTTCACCATGGCCGGACTGACCCAAGGTCTGCAAGGTGGCCAGGATGGCCCGCTGGGTGCCATCACCGACATGGGTAAACAAGTCGTGTCGGCCGGGCAACGGGCGCTCGGCGCCGTGGCTGGCCCGCTCGGCGCCATCGGGCTGCCGCAGTTGCCGACCGGCGCCGCCGCATCCTCTTCAGTGTCGATCGACAATCGCGCACCCATCAGCCCGGCGCCGGCCGCAGCCTACGACAGCCACGACACCTACGAAATCAACATCCACACCACGCCCGGCATGGATGAACGCGCCATCGCCCGCGCCGTGCGCGCCGAGCTGGCCCGCGTCTCCAGCGAAAAGAACGCCCGCCAGCGCAGCAAACTGTCCGACCTGGAGTAACCCGCCATGATGCTTGCCCTGGGCATGTTCGTTTTCAGCCTCTCCACCGCCGCCTACCAGGAACTGCAACGCCAAACCGAATGGCGCCACGCCAGCAGCAACCGCGTCGGCGCCGCGCCGGCTCGCCAGTTCGTCGGCCGTGGTGATGACTCCATCACCCTGCCCGGCATCATCCTGCCGGAACTCGCCGGCAGCGCCCTCAGCCTCGACGCCTTGCGCCTTATGGCCAACACCGGCAAGGCATGGCCCATGGTCGAAGGCAGCGGCCGGATCTACGGTCTGTGGGTCATCGAAAGCCTGAGCGAAACCAAGACGATTTTCTTCCGCGACGGCACGCCCCGCCGCATCGAATTCACCCTCACCCTCAAGCGCATCGATGACGACCGTATCGACCTGATCGGCGCCGGTACCAGTGCAGGCGTCAGCATCATGAGGGCGCTGCTGTGATCGATGCCGCCCTCTCACGCGTCACCGGCTTTCTGGACAAGACCATCGAGCGCTACAAGCGCGAGGCCGCTTACCCGGTGCCGGCGTTTCGTATCACCGTGGACGGCAACGACATTGCCCAACTGATCAGCCCGCGCCTGATGAGCCTCGACCTGACCGACAATCGCGGCATCGAGGCCGATCAACTGAGCATCACCCTCAGCGACCACGACGGACTGCTCGCCATTCCGCCCAAGGGCGCGGTGGTTCGATTGTGGCTGGGCTGGAGTGATACCGGACTGGTCGACAAGGGCACTTACACCGTCGATGAAACCGAACACTCTGGCGCGCCCGACGTGCTGAGCATCCGCGCCAGATCCGCCGACCTGCGCAAAGGCCTGAAAACCAAACGCGAACGCAGCTGGAGCAACACCACGCTCGGCGACGTGCTGGGCGATATCGCCCTGGGCAACGGCCTGACCGCAACCATCGCCGGCGCCCTCGACGGCTTGCCCATCCTTCAACTGGACCAGGCCAACGAATCCGACGCAAATTTGATTAGCCGTGTCGGCGAAGAGTTCGACGCGGTGGTCACCGTCAAAGCCGGCTGCCTGCTATGCCTGCCCGCCGGCGGCGGTAGGACTGCCAACGGCACCGAACTGCCACACATCACCCTCACCCGCGCCGATGGCGACCAGCACCGGTACCTACAAGCCGACCGCGATAGCTACGACGGCGTGCGAGCCTACTTCTACGACGTGAACAGCGCCAAAAAACAGGAAGCCATCGCCGGTGGTGGGGAAAATCTAAAGGACCTGCGCCATACCTACAGCGACCGACAGTCTGCCCTGCGCGCCGCGCGGGCCGAGTTCAATCGCCTACAACGTGGCAGCGCGACGCTCAGTTATACCCTGGCCATGGGCAGACCGGATCTGATACCTGAGTTGACCTATACGTTGGAAGGTGTGAAGCCTGAGATCGACGAAATCATTTGGTACGGCGGAAATGTGCAACACACGCTCAGTGCAGACAACGGATACACCGTCAACCTAGAGCTGGAGAGCAAGTTACCGGAGGATACCGTTGAGGATATAGCAGAAGAGACCAAGGGGAATTTCACCGGGATAATCGCTTACTACCGCGACAAGGAGGGAAATGAGAAGCCCATGATGGCTGGAGATCAGAGCAAGCCGAGGCGATTGCTGTGGTTGTATGCCTCAGAACGGACAGCGAAACGGGCTGTTGATAGGGAATTAAAGAAACTAGGAACGGATCAAAAGCAATTCTAATGAAATGCTGTTATCAAGACTTCCTATTGCGAGCACTCTTATCCGTAGGCTTATGGTAAAAACTAATCGGCAAATGCCGTACTTTGTAATCCAGGCCACTAGCGCCGTGCTTATGACTTGTACTTGCAGTCAATGTTTCGCTGCAAACCTTTATCAACGTAACCGCGACCTCATAGTCTTTTACAATCCGAGCAGCCCATACTTTGAGAATCTTTAATTTGTCGCGCTTCTTCGTGTAGATGATCAATCCACCACGATTGCTAGTCGGGCCGCCAGGAGAATATCTATCGCAAAGCTGGCGAAACCCTTCCATCACGTAACCTGGCCCCGTGTCCAACTTTGCCTCACCATGCCATTCATAAAGACCTTCTTTAACAACAAGATCACAGTGACCGTTTCGGTAATTGTCATGATCAGCTGTGAACCCCTTCATGGAGAGTCCAAAAACCAGAATGGCGGTAAGCGCGTCTTCTCCAAGACCTCCGAACTGCGGCTTATTATTCTCAAAGTGGAAAATCCCTTCTATAATTGCGCTCTCCACGCGCGCGCAGTACTCGTCATATTGACTTCCAATACCGGCATTCAATAACGCGACCTTTACTGGATTATCGTCTGGAAGATTTAGGATATCAGCAATCGACGGATTCATTCCTCAACCACCGCCTTGTTTGCCATGAACACAATGTAAACCTTCGACTGATAATGAGTATCAGGATAGCCTCTATCTTCGAGATTCAATGCGCCATTCATAAATGCCGCTTGCAAATCCTCGGTAGATAAATCGTATATCACGTCATCATCGATATATCTATATTGCTGCTCTACAAGCTTAACCGATGGCGACTTCAGATAATTCACGCACAACTGAACTTGCTCAATCGAACAATCCCCGTCAACCGCCCCCATAAAATCAGCATAACTGTAAACGGGTCTTTGCTCAGCCGAAGAAAGTATCAACTCTACTATTTTTTTACAGCAATAATCGATCCGAAGGTGTGCAACCTCGGATTCAATTTTTTTAAATAGTAGAGTTTTAGTTATCATGGAATGTAGGAAATAATCTTATCAAGTACAAAATTTGAGTCGTCGTAGGTACGCATACCTTTGACATAAGCATAGTCTGTTCTCGCACCGATCTGAACGTAATCCCTATAACTTCCAGGAATATGCAATTCAGGCTTACTATCGACTTTGTCTATATCCATCCTGTGCCATTGTATGGCCACTTCAAAAATAGACATTTTATGGTCAATAGCCTTAGCGCCTGTCTTGTGGAACAACTCGCTCCTCAGATCAACACCTGCTTTCATTGTCTCACGTTTTACAGATTCAGTCTCGGTCGCGAATCCGATACGTTTAATCGCACCAGACATGTCGGCATAAACGCCCTTCGCCAGCGGCAGCAGATTAAATGGCGTCCCCAACGTAACATCTTTAACAAAGCTTGCTAGAAGTCTACGAGAGTAAAACTTCAAGTCATCAACTGACTTTTTCATTTGACCCGCAGTTTGTGGCATACCTGTATCACGCGTCATATCAGCGCGCAACTCAACCACACATCTATCGCGATTGAAATAAACCACATCAAAAGTCTGCCTATCATAGGCTTTAACTTCGATTAATTTCTCAGCCTCGGGAAATTGATCTTTCAATTCTTGAGAAAAGTTATCTCGAAGGATATCATTACTCAGCGTAAATCTTCGCTTCCTCGAAAGAACCAACCCTGCCCCAGCACCATCACTAAAAGCCGTAATTACCTTTAATTCACCGTTATCTTTCTCAAGCTCTTTTTCATCTACGCAAAGCGGAAATTTTTTGCCCATTTCGGAGGGGGCAGGCGCTATACCGCGAATCTTTTTTAGTAAATCGTCAGCGTGCTTCAGATCAACCAGATAATACGACACAGCTTTCAAGTCACATACTTGCTGCATTTGCAAGGCGTCTTTAAGCTTATCAAGTATTAAAGGATTCTTTGCTACCGCACCTTTGATGATCATATGAAGCTCTGACCAACTTCTAGCGGACAACAAATTATTGACTCGCAGAATTTGCTGGACAGTATGTATATTAAGCCGTCCTTCCAGTCCAGCCAAGAACTCCTCAAGCCCAACCATAATCTTCCCCACCACGACGGCTAATTAGTTTTTATGAAAATAGACCTTTAATCGAAGCACTCCTGACGAGCCTCCGATGACGGTTTTACTTTTTGTTCTGTAATTTTCTTGATATGAGTGACGCACCGATACTGTGTATCGCAACTTTCACTCAGTTTAGTTTGAACGCTTCTCATGACACACATCCCTATGCGGTTAGATGGCAAGCCGAGGTGCTTTTCGCCAGTCCCGGCGGAGACCATGGCAAGCGGATCATCTGCGTTCCTGCGTCACCGATCCGTTCTTAATGGGTACAGATTATGCTGGCCGTTTGGTATCGGCAAGGGCTTCAGTCAAATCCTTGAGGCGCTGCTCGACATCCATTAAGCGTTTCTTTTCCTCAGCAGCGCTTTGTATCTCCCGTTTGCCCGCATCGCCCAGGGAGCGAAACAGCTCAAGCATGGCCTTCTCTTGCATGTTTGCCGATTCAGGACCCGACGCTTCGACCGACACACCGTGAAACATAGATCCCTCGCCTGTAAGCAACCAATCAACGCTTATACCCAAATGAGTACGAAGCGCACCCATGGCCTTCGCATTGGGTTCTCGCTCATCAAGAAGATAGTTCTGTAGCGTCCTGTAGGGGATTCCCACAAGGTCAGAGGCTTCCTTAATCGATAAGCCTTTTTGGTCGAGAACACTGCGCAGGCGCGTGGCTATACTCATTTTTTCATATAATCCAATTGACGCACTCATTTGGGTGCGTATACTGCGAACAAACAGGTACATCTTAACCAAGTAGGAACACATCAACCATGAGCCAAGCCATGGAAAAGCGCCAGATCCAGGCGCGGCTGATTGAGAACGGAAGCAACTTCCGCCAGTTCGCGATCAGCCACGGCTACGAACCGCGCACGGTTACTCAAGTGGTTCAACGGTGGGCCGGACATGACTCGCTGCCACGTGGGCGCCTGTCGTTCAGCATTCTGAGAGACATCTCGCGATTGATAGGTAAAGAAGTGCTGCCCGGCATCCTTGTCGATCCCAATGCAAAGCCAAATGAATCTGAGGCTGTTGATGAACTGTAAGGCCGGCGAAGCCAAGGAGAAACCAGAAGATGAAACGCCCAGTTCTAGCCAGCAGAAAGGATGTCGTCAGCGCAGTAATCGGCGCCTACGAAGGTGGCCGGATTTACGCTGCCGCCGACCTTGGCATGTCGCTCAAGAAGTTCGATAACCAAGCTTATGAAAATGCCGGCAGCCGACCGCTGAGTGATGACCACATTCATCGCCTTGAACAGGTAGCAGGAACAACCTTCCTGCCGGATTACATCGCAGCCAAATACGGCGGAATGTTCGTCCCGCTGACAGCATCGGCGGATCTGGACAATGTCGAGTTGTACAACCGGTCAGTCAAAGCCGCCGCCAAGCGCGGGATGGTTGATCAGATCATTGCCAAAGCACTCGACGACGGTGTCATTGAGTCCTGCGAAGCCCAAGCAATCATCAACGCTCTGGTGCACTACATGTCCGCCCGCTACGCCGAAGTGCTGGCCACCATTCAACTGCACGGTCGGGGGATCGCTGGGTGAGTACATACAAACTGGTTTGCCCGCACTGCCTCGGCCGCATGCGCATCCGCACCAGCGAAGGCACACACATTTTCCTGCGCGTGGCGTACCTGCAATGCACCAACGAGGCCTGCGGCTGGTCGGTGCGTGCGGAGTTCGAAATGACTCACGAAATGAGTCCCAGCGGCATGGCCAACCCATCGGTGCGCTTGCCGATTGCCGATATCGCCCTGCGTCGCGCCGCGATGAAGACCGCCAACGATCAACCCGACCTGCTCGACCAAATGGAAATGGAGTGTGCGCAATGAACCACGATCAGTTGACCCACGACTACCGCAGCAGCATGCAACGTGCCGCGTTCGCTTACCTGCAACGGCACGAAGCGCAGTACCTGGTGGACTCGGACCTGCTTTATGAAAACTGTGTTCGCCACTTGGCCACGTCGCTGGAGGTGCCTGTCTTCATGGCGGAGCGACTGGTGCACAACGCTTGGTCAGAATTGCAAGTGATCAATCAGCGCAAGTGGATCGGCGTGGACTGGGGCAACAGCCCCGGCTGCACGGTTGTGCACTTGATCGACACCCGTGCTGATCTGCGCTACCCGGTACCGGCGAGGCTGCTGCCGCAAAGCCTGCTCGCCCAGCGCGGTTCCGCGCACAAGCACCACCCTCAGTAACCCCTTTTTAAACAACCCGCCCTGCCCCGCTTCCCGTGGGTTTGGGTGAGCTTTGCCTGAAATCCGAGGTGGATCATGGAAATCGACATCGCCATCACCGCAAAACTGCCCCGCGCACAGGCCGAAGCCCTGCTCCAGGCACTGCGCGCCCAGTACTCGATGCAGTTCAACGAGTACTGGTATGACGATCGCTTTCGCGCGATCCCCGAAGGTTTACGGCACGGCTCGCTGCTATCGGCCTTCCCGGTGATGGCCGCGCAAAAACGCCTGATTGGCGCCCTTAAATACAGTCTCGGCGAAGTGAAGTAAGCCCCGATGAACATGAAACACGATTTGCGCGCCGACATTCTGCAACGCCTTGAATCCGATTACGGACTCAAACACAAAGCCGGCAAATACATGCGCCAGGGCGAATGCCCGGCGTGCAAGAAAAAGGAGCTGTACGCCTTCCATGATGACCCGTGGATGATTCGTTGCGGCCGGGGCAAGTGTGGCCAGACCTGGCACGTTAAAGAAATTTACGAAGACCTGTTTGAGGACTGGAGCAAACGCGCCCCGGCCAGTGAGCAACATCCCAGCGCCACCGCCCGTGCCTATCTGGAATTTGCCCGAGGCTTTCGGCTTGATTTGATTCAAGGCTGGTTCACGCAGGAAACGTATTTCTCCGGCGAACTGAATGCCGGCAGCGCAACGGTGCGCTTCGCGTTGGAGAAAGGTGGCTACTGGGAGCGCCTGATCGACCGGCCGCACCGGTTCGGCAAGATGAAAGCGCGGTTCAAACCTGGCGATAGCCCGCGTGGGTACTGGTGGTGCCCGCCATGTGTCGAGCTGCTGGACGTCAAAGAGCTGTGGATTGTCGAGGGCATCTTCGACGCCATCGCTCTGGTGCATAACGGCATTGCAGCCGTGTCGGCGATGTCGTCGGCCTTCTTCCCCGAAGATTCTTTGAAAGAGCTGGCCCGACAGCGCGGCGGCAAATTGCCCAAGCTCATTTGGGCATTGGACAACGAACCCGGCGCGCACAAATACACCAAGCGTTGGGTGCGTCAGGCTCGCGCCCTGGGCTACGAGTGCGAAGCGGCACAGATCCCGCAATCGGACAGCCGCAAGGTTGATTGGAACGATCTGCATCAGCGTTGGGCATTCATCGATGGCGAGAGCGAGCGTGCCGAGCAGATCGACAAGGACCTGGCCACCGCTCGCTATCACGGCTCCCTGCTGATCGCCGAAAGCGCGTCTGAGAAAGGCGTGTTGATGTACGAATGGCGCGAGCGCCACGAGTTTCACTTCGGCTTCGACAGTCGGCTCTACTGGTTCAAGATGGACCTGGAGAAATTCAACAAGGCCATGCAGGCGCTGGAATCTTCCGAGCGCCACGAAGACCAGTTACTGAACGAAAAGCAGCGTCGCGAAAAGGCCCTGCGCCAATGCGGTGGTGTGGTGGAAATCGCCAACTGCTACCCACAGGCGCTGTACTTCCAGCGCAACGAAGTCACCGACGAATCCTGGTACTACTTCCGCGTCGATTTCCCGCACGACAGCGGCAGCGTCAAGAACACTTTCACCGGTGGCCAGGTCGCGGCCGCCAGCGAATTCAAGAAACGCTTGCTCAGCATGGCCGCCGGCGCCGTGTTCACCGGCAGCGGGCAGCAGCTCGACAAGATCATGAAAGACCAGCTGTTCGGCCTGAAAACGGTCGAGACCATCGACTTCATCGGCTACAGCAAATTGCACGGCTGCTATGTGTTTGGCGACCTCGCGGTACGCGGCGGCATTGTCAGCGTGGTGAACAAGGAGGACTTTTTCGAGTTCGGCAAGCTGCGGCTCAAGACACTGCAGAAGTCGATCGCCATGCACATACAGCGCGACAGTAAACAGTACCGCACCGACTGGCTGCCGATGCTGTGGCTGTGCTTTGGCGCCAAGGGCATCGTCGCGCTGGCATTCTGGTTTGGCTCGCTGTTCGCCGAGCAGATCCGCGCGCAGTACAAGTCCTATCCGTTCCTTGAGGTGACTGGTGAAGCCGGCGCCGGCAAGACCACGCTGCTGACCTTCCTGTGGAAATTGCTGGGCCGTGAGCATGAAGGTTTTGACCCGTCGAAATCGACCCGTGCCGGACGCCAGCGCGCCATGGGTCAAGTCTCCAACATGCCGGTTGTGCTGATCGAGGGCGACCGCAATGAGCCGGACAAGGCGCACGCCAAGGGCTTTGACTGGGACGAACTGAAAGACTTCTACGGCGGCGGCACGCTCGGCACCAAGGGCATGAAAACCAGCGGTAACGAGACTTACGAACCGCCGTTCCGGGGCGCGATTGCGATCAGCCAGAACGCCGATGTCAGCGCCTCTGAAGCGATTCTGACCCGGATTATCAAATCGCACTTTGCACGCCCGGAAGTCACCACCGAGAGCCGTGCAGCGGCAGACAACCTGAACCTGATCCCGGTCGAGCAACTGAGCCACTTCCTACTGATCGCCGTGCGCGCTGAAGCGCAGGTGATGGCCAAGTTCTCCGAACGCGTGCTGATCCATGAGCAGCAGTTGCGCAAGCTCAAAGAAATCCGCGTGGAACGGATCATCAAGAACCACAGCCAGTTGATGGCTCTGGTCGATTGCCTGCGCCTGGTGTGCCCGCTCGATGACAACCACGTTGCCACGACGCACCAGGCACTGATGGTCATGGCGCTGGAGCGGCAAGCCGCGATCAGCGCCGACCACCCACTGGTTGCCGAGTTCTGGGAAGTCTACGAATACCTCGAAAGCCTGGGCGAAGGCCCGCAGGTCAACCACAGCACCGACCCGAAACTCATCGCGATCAACCTCAACGAGTTCGCCGAGAAGGCCAGCGAGCATCGGCAGAACCTCGCCGACCTCAAAACCTTGCGCGGGCTGCTGATCAACAGCCGCAGCCACAAATGGCTGGAATCGAACAAGGCCGTGTACAGCGCAGTCCGCGCATCACAAGCGGCCGGCAACGCGATGTTCAACAAACCCACCACCGTGCGCTGCTGGATTTTTCAGAGCGCGTAATCCGCTGTAACCAAAGGAGCTACACCGATGCAAAACGAACTGAAAACCGCTATCCGCTTCGAGAATTTCTGGGAAGCATTCGGCCCACGGGGCGTTATTGCCCTCGCGTGGTGGATGGGTGCAAGGCACGCTGAAGCCATCCGCGAAGAGCAAATGAGCTTTCCGATTTTGCACATCGAAGGCGCAGCCGCCAGCGGCAAGTCCACCTTGCAGACCTATCTGTGGAAGCTGCTCGGACAGGACAACTTTTCTGAGTGCGACCCTTACCGCGCAACACGCTTGGGGCGTCTACGCACGCTCGCCAACACCGGCAATGGCGTTGCGAGTTTCTACTGTGAACCTTCGCACACTGACTCTGACTTTGATTGGGATGAGCTTCGACCGCTGTTCAACAGTGGAAATGCTCTCTACTGCAGCACGCAAGGTGTCGAAAACATCACGTTCAGTGGCGCTGTGATGATCTCCAGTCATTTCCCTCCCAAGTGGAGCGAGGCGTTCGAGAGTCGGGTTGCGCGTATCAGGCTGATGGGGTGCCACACGGCCGATGGCAGAAGCAACGTAACGCTTCTGAACTCACTCACAGCCGAGCAAGGTGGTGGGTTTTGCAAGGCGCTGGATCAACGCGCCGCGCAAACCGTCAGCACCGTGAACAGGCTGGCTAATGCCTACGCCGCCACTCTTCTCGAACAACATCCCGAACAATTGAGCCGCCGAGCCGCCAAGAACGGCGGGCAGCTGATGGCACTGGTGGATGTCCTCAGTCTGTTGCTGGGCCTATCGGATGAACAACGGCGCCGCTCTTTGAATGTGGTCACGGACTGCATTCATCCGGAATTCATTCCCTACTGAATCTCGCTCGGGATTTGCTCCAGGCGCTGCAACGCCGGAGCCTCCAAAGGAGAAGCACCATGCAAGTACAACCCACTATCGGCGCCGACGCGTTGAAGGCGATCAGCGAACGATTCGCCGCAGAAGAGCGCGAGCGCCCTGCAATCCGAGCCGCAGGTATCGCCGCACTGCATCGCCTGCTGCCGGTTGCTCAGCGTTGTTCAGGGCAAAGCCGAATCGTCGGGCGCTTCCTGCTCAGTCTCTACAACGGCCAAGTATTCCCGTTCGCCCTGACCGATCTACGCGGTCTCGATACAGCCCTCTTCAACGACTGTATCGCTCTGCTGCACATGGATCAGCGCCCCGAAATGGAGGTGCACGAGTACATCGATAACGGCCACGCGATCTGGTCACAACTGAAAAAAGATTGGGCTGCACAAGAAATCTGAACACCGGTCAAGCCGGAAAAAAGAAGTGGTGCCGAGGGGCTGCAACCCCTCGGCACCGACCACCCCAAAGGAGAAGCACCATGCAAGCACAAAACCCAAGTGGCAGCGGCACAGAGGCTATCACGAACACCTTCAACGTCGGTGATGACGTGAATTATGTGGTCGGCCGCAGCACTGGACACAGCGTCAGTTTCAGCGTGCGTGAAGGAACCATCGCGGAAATCTCGGCCGGTGTCGCCATCGTCAAATCCCGCAACGGGCGCCGCTCAACTCAGCCTCTGAACAAGCTCACGCACCAAGGCCAGCGGAACGCCCTCACTCGCGCATTACTCGGGGAGGCTTGAGCGTGGACGTCTCAGCAACGAAACGCACACGCCCTCCCATGGCAAGCCACCGGCTGGACCTGCCGAGCCGATGTGACATTTGCGGGAAAGCTCGATCGACTCGCAAGCACCAGGTTTGTAGCCGGATCCGGCAGCAGCGCAAGGCTGACGAATGGGCCGAGCTGATGGCGGCGCGGGCTGAAGCGAAGAACAACCAACCTCGGCGCTACGCGCGCTGAACTGAATCACGGGGCGAACAACGGGGAGCTGCAACTCCCCATCGTCCGCGATAGGAAGAAGCACCATGCAAATACCAAAACGGATAGAACCGAATGTTTCGCAACAGCAGGCCACGCTATGACTGTTTTCCTGTTGCTATACCTGTGCGCGGATGCGTCTCGGACGGATTGCCAAGTGTTTCCAGCGCAACAATGGGCTGGCGATACCGCTTACGAACAGTGCCTCGAGGCTGTTCCCGGACTCACCAAAGCCCTGACTGCAAGCAACCGAGAGCGGCACAGATTCGTCTGCGAAATCCAGACGGAGGCCGCAAAGCCGGCGGAAGAAATAGCCCGGCCGAGGTTCATTCACCAATCGTTTCGGATGTGAGGGCAGCATCATGAACACAGCTTTTATTCTGATGGCCCAGTACGACGGCCAGGCAATAATTCCGCTTGATCGGGTGTGCCGGGACTACTTCACGCATCTGACGCCCGACATGTTCCAGCGCAAGGTGTTGAGTGGTCAGATCAAAATCCCGATCACCCGGCTGGAGCCGAGCCAGAAGTCCGCCAAGGGTATTCACATCGGCGACCTGGCGGCTTACCTCGATCTCCAGCGCGCCGCCGCGGTGAAAGAGAACAATCAGCTCAACGGCTTAAAACCCGCCTTTTGAGCCATTTCATTGATGCGGCGCCCAGTTGGACGGGCGCCCTCAATATCTTTTCGTGCCACTCCCATCCCACATACCGATCACCCTTACCGCGCAGGTGGGTGTAGCGTCGCAGCGAATTCCAGTCTCTGTGTCCCGACACGCTCGCCACGCGCGGAATGTCCCAGTCCATTTCAAACAACCGGCTTACACCTTCATGCCGGAGGTCGTGAAAGTGCAGGTCAGCGATTTCCAGGAATTTGCAGGCCTTCGCCCAGGAGGTGGAAATAGACTCAGGGCTGTACGGGAAAATGTCTTCGCCGGCCTTCGGCATCGTTTGGAGGATCTGCCACGCTTCGTCAGGCAAGTAACACCAGACGTCGTTGCCGATCTTCTGGCCGGGGTTCTTCATGTCCCGAACCAGGACTCGCTGGCCAGCCTCGTCGACGTCCGCCCAGCGAATGCGCGTTATCTCATCGAGACGGCGGGTTGAGAACAACGCGAAGCCGACGACCTTCAGCATGTTGGTGACGCTTGGGCGCCTGGCCTGCATTTCCTCGTAATGCGTCATGAGCTTGCCCAGCTCATCCAGTGTCGGGCGGCGGTCCCGCTCGCGACTTTTGAGGTTGTAGCCGAGTTTGCGCAGCACTCGCCGGGCACCGCCCATGGCAAGCGGATCGACCTGATAGCCCCATGCGTCTCGAGCGATGGAGAGCACGGCGCCGAGGTGCGCGAGGTCATTGCCGGCTGTTTGCGGCAGGACGCCTCCCCCTCCGGCACTCATCCGCCACAGGGCGAAGTCCACTAGACATTGAGTATTGATGTCGGTGTCATTGAGCTTGCCGAAGTAGCTGGCGCCGATGGCCGTGAGCGTGGCCTTCTTGGTTTTGCCCAGCGGCCGCGCCTTTTCGACTTCGCGCAGATACTGGTCGATCATTTCTTTGGCAGTGGCGCCTTTGCGGCTCGCCCGCTCGATCGCACCTGGTTCATCCAGTTCCGATTGACGCTTGCGCGCCCAGGCCTGCGCAGCCTGTTTCCGGGCGAAGGTCTGGCTCTCTTGGTAGACTTGCACCCCATCACGCTTGAGTCGGATCTGAGCGGTGTAGCTCACAGACCCATCCGCCAGTTTTCTTGCCCTGATAGCTGCCATATCGAAAGTGGTACGCGTCGGTTTTGAAGTGGTACATCGTACCACCGAGACCTGAAAAACGCCTGAAAACGCCCCAAAACACGCCGAATACACGTTGAGTAAAATGGTACAGAATCAGAGCTTTAGCCCAGTAAAACCAAGGCCTACGCTGTCTCGGCGGTTTAGTGTCGCCCCCATGATGGATTGGCACGGCTAATCCTGTAGGCCGCTAAACCTCTGGCCTCCAGCATCGTCAAGAAACACGCGTACCACTTTCGTACCACCCATTTTCTTATTCTCTCCTGGCGGGACAAGCGACGCTCCTCTTTCATCGTCGACACACACGCCAGTCGCTCCAATCCCAAGCACTTCCTACAAGCGTTTCCGCACGGGCAAAAGGACCTGCGCGAGAGAGTCCCTTTATCATCTGCGTGAGTGAGCCCAGCGGCCATCGGCTGCGCCGCCTTGTAGGAGATGCCGTTTTTCGGGAAAGGCATCGGAAAAAGGTAATTTTGGTAAGCCGAACGGTCAATCTTGCTGAGAGCCTTGATTTCACTGGGCTGCAAAGGATCGGCATGAAGTAATTTTTGAGTAATGTAGAAGTAAGGTAATTACCTTTTAAGGAAGTAATATTTGTTTTTGTGCATCCCTTATAAATCAACCACTTACAACCACATTACCTTTTTCATTACTCAAAATTACCTTCCGAAGTAAGCCAGCAAAGCCAATGAATACGGGGCTTTTCCGGTGTTCCGATATTTGAATTACCACATTACCTTTTTCCGATGGCGTTCCTGAAAAACCCGCATCGAAAGGTTCGTCTACCTGCCTCCCGCTTCGCCAGATCCGCCCTGTCAGACCCCCACCCTTCGCAGGGATCCGCAGGCTTTTGAACCTTCGACGCCACTACTACAGCGCCCGGCTGTGGGGGCGCTTGGCCAAGTGCAGGACTGCGGAAAAAAAGACCCATTTAGCCCGCAGGCGAGGTGGGGGGACGACGGCGCGCGCCAAGTCAGCATTGTGAGCAAGCTTTCGATGGGCGCACCAAATAAGCGCACAATCTCGACACTGGCGCTGCATTACTAATACAAGCGACTGCACATTTCGAATAGATAACAATTGATCAGAGAGGGTAGCGACAGAAGTGCTATACCGTATAGGCGAGGATTATCTAAAGCGAAAGCTGAAGAATATATCTTGCTGAATCGCTTCAACTAAATTCGAACGTTGCCAACATCACACAACTACAAAAGAAAGGGACGTCCAATGATTACGTCAATAGCAAAACTTGAAAACTTTGGAATATTTGGTAGCTACGCGAAACCAGCCACCCTTGAAGACTTTGCCCAGTACAACCTAATCTATGGTTGGAATGGTAGTGGAAAGTCAACACTCTCGAAGATATTTGAATGCATAGCGAAAGGACAAATCATTGAGGATTTCCCAGATGGAATACTGACCATAAATACAGCCTCAGGCATTATAAACAATCGCAATTTAGCATCCAGACCTATTGATCTTTGCGTATTCAACTCAAACTTCATAAAAGAAAACATCAACTGGGATAGCATCGTCAAAAGCATCCTGCTGATATCGCAGGACAAAATTGAAGAAAAGAAACAACTTAAAGAAAAACAGGACAACCTGAAAGAAAAAGAAAAAGAACTTAAAGAAATGTCAGACGCGCAGAGCAATCTATTAGAAACCAATCAAAACATACTAAGCGCAATAGCAAAAAGCATTAAAAGCAGATTTCAAATACTCGACAGCTCCGACAACTATTTCGTAAGTTACAACCGCGTAAAGGTACAGACAAAAATAAGTACCCACTTAGAAGATCTAAAGATTGGCACTTATCTTTTATCCCCCGACGCATTTGAAACAAACCAGAAAGCAACATCCCCGAAGTTCAAACCCGCTATAACCCACTCCCTCAACAGAATAAAACACGACACCTACTCGCAACTTGCCAACCAGCTCAACTCTTTATTTAAAGAAACTGTCACATCATCCAAGATAACTCACTTACTTGAAAACCCACCTATCCAAAAATGGGTAGAACAGGGACTTCAAATACATGAAGGGTTAGATAAGTGTGAATTTTGTGAAAACGATCTGTCTTCGGAACGCTTAGAGACTCTTAACAAGCACTTTAGCGAAGCATTCAAAACCTTCAAGAACAAGCTAGAAGGCGCGCATGCGCTAATCGACACACTAGTTCTTTATAAAGCTCCTCACGTCCCCCAGGTGGATCTTTACGAGGAATATTACGCAAATCTTCCGAAACAAGAGAAAGAGCTTGATCACATAACCGACACTATCAATGAACGACTCAAAAACTGGAAGGTCGCGCTTGATGAAAAAATTGACAACCCATTTATAGATACAGGTACTGCGATTGAGCTTCCGCCCTCTCTCTTTCATGACCATGAGGAGGTATGCGAGCAAATTGAAAAAATAGTTTCGCTACATAACGAGAAAGCAATTAACTTTCAAAATCAAATAAGCAGTGCCAAGTCATCATTAGAGCTTCACTTCCTAACCGAAGAATTGAACGACTGTGACTTTATAAAAAATCAACAGCTACATGAGTCACATAAACAACCTGTGATCGATCTGCAAAAGACAGTCAATGATATATCCGATGAGATTGTTGAACTTGAGAAGAAGCTTAACAATGAAAGCATCGGTGCAGAAGAGTTTAATAAATTACTTCACAAGTTCCTAGGCAGAAATCAAATCTCATTGAAATTCGACAAAGTCCGCAAGGGTTATCAAATACTGAGAGCGCCAGAAAACACTCCTGCAAAAAATTTGAGCGAAGGCGAAAAAAACGCTATCGGGCTTATATACTTCCTGACAAAGCTATCGGAAAATGAAAGAGACCTATCAAAATCTGTCGTGGTTTTTGACGATCCGGTCTCTAGCTTCGACTCTAACAATTTGTTCAATGCTCATTCCTTCCTCAGGAATCACTGCCAAACTGCGCAGCAGCTTTTCATCCTTACTCACAGCTTTAACTATTTCAAACTAGTACGTGACTGGCTAGCGGGGAAAAATGACAAAAAGGATGAAAACAAGAACCCGATTATACGTGCTCGATTCTATAATATTGAGGCGTCCCCAACTGCTTTGAGAACGTCCACAATCAATAACGCGCCCAAAAGCTTGACCGGCTTCAACTCCGAGTACCACTTCCTTTACTCAACACTCAAGCAATATGTTGACCAGGAAACACTTGCGCTCGAAACAGCATTTGCCGTTGCCAACATGTCACGAAAACTATTAGAAGCCTTTCTTACATTCAAATATCCCCACGGGCGCGGGAACTTTAGAGGACTAATGGATCAAGCCATTACAGATGAAGTCACATGCGAAAGAATCTATCGATTCATCAATAAATACTCTCACAATCAAATAATTGAATTCGACGACAGCACCGCAGACAACATAGCGTCAGAATCGGAATATATTGTTAGAGATATTTTCAAGGAAATTGAGCGACTAGATAAAAGTCACTATGAAGGGATGACAAAAGCCTTAGCCTGAGTATAGATACGGTTGCGGCCTCGCAGCCGCAGCCGTTCTAGTCCGCGAGCTAAATCAGATTCCTATTCCTATTTCATATTTTTCAAACTTGATTACCTCCTCCCCTATCCAATTGTTCAACTGCGTCATCCTCGCCTGAATGGGCTCCAGCTCATTAGCTGCATAAATCTGCGCAGCCTCCCGAATCGACCCGAACCCACCCGCGTTTTGCGGCACAATCCCCATCAACTGCGGCGGAATTCGCAGGCTCGCCAACACGTCATCCCGCGTCTGATTCTTGATCGAGTTGAATTCATCCTTCGCCGCCACTTCGCTGACCGGGATCAGTTGAATCCCGTCCTTCTTGCCGGTCGGCGAGTAAACGAACAAATTCCGGAAATTGCCTGGCCCTTTGGATTCCTTCAGTGCCTTGCGCAACGCATCAATGTCCGCCTCGGTCTGCGCCGCATCTGTCATGTACAAAATGAACCCCGCATGACTGCCGTTCTCATAGTACTTGCGCCGAAAGAGCGTCGCCGACTCGTTCAACAACGCCGACTGCAAAGCGCTGATCCACTCCGGCAACCCATAAATCTCTTGGTGCAGATCCGCCTCGCGCAGGTGAAAAATACTGTCCGGTTCAAAGGCGTGTTCATCCTTCCACCCCCGCACCTGGTAAAACCGCCCATCCGGCCCAGCGCGCATGTACTTGGCCAACGGCGTCTCCAGCTTGCGCACCCCGCCCAACCGCGAACGACGCCCCTCAAGGTACCCATTGCCCAGGCATAGGAAGTCCAGCGCAAACTGCTCAAACGAAGCCCGCGACAACAGCGGATGCGGGATAAACGTCTTGCTCAACAGGTTGCGCTTGAACATCAACCCAGAATGCAGATGCACACTCGCCCCCACCGACCGAGCCAGCCCATCCAGCGAAAGCGGCGGCTCATACCACCGCCCGTTGAACCAGCACTCCAGGTAATCGAAAACCTCCCGACCACCCAGCACCGGCGTCGGCTCGCCGAAGGAAAACACCTGAGTCCCGGCGCCTGTAGTGGGTGTGGTCGCGGGCAAAGTGGGGTTGGCCATTTGTTCGGTCATCAGTAAATCTCCATGCGCCCGGTGTTGGCAGTGGTCTGCCCCTCAAGCGGTTCGTGGTGCAATGCGTGAAAGAGCGCCCAGGCCAGGTCGGCGTGGCCGGTGTTGTCGTTGCGGCCGGCGGTGTAGGTGTACTGGCGTCCGCCGGCGGTGACGGTTTTGCGGATCGCCATCAGCGACTGGGCCATGTCGGTCCAGCCAGCATCGAATTCGAGCCGGCCCTTGTGGATCACGTCGTAGGCCTTGAGTACCAGGCGGGTTTTGACTTCGGGCGAGTAGCTGAAAGTAGTGACCGCAGGGAAGAACTGGCGCACCAGCTGAGCCACGCCGCTGCCCAGGCCGGTGACGTCGATGCCGATGTAGGTCACCCAGTAGCGGTCGCAGACGCTCTTGATAAATGCGGCCTGCGCGGCGAAGTCCATACCGCGGAACTGGTGGCGTTCCAGGATCCGGAACTTGCCACCCGGTACCAGTGGCGGCGCGACCACGACCAGGCCGGAACAGTCGCCCGTCTCGGCGGGGTCATAACCGATCCACACCTGACGGTCGCCGAACGGCCGCATGGCGAAGGGCTTGTAGTCCTCGGCCCACTCGACCCAACTGTCCACCATGCACGACTGCAACAGGGTCAGCGGAAAGATGCTCGCGCCGTCGTCGACGAACTCACACATCAGCAGGTTGGCGAACGCCTCGGGGCTGTATTCGCGGCGTAGCTCTTCGATGTCGAACAGGTCGCAACCGCCCCGCTCCGCGTCGAGGATCGTGACGATCTGCCGCCACAACCGATCCTCACAGAATCGGCCCTGCTGGAGCGCGCCGTGGGACACGTCCACCTTCGTATGCTGCGCGGCGGGCTTACCCTTGTTGAAACGCTCCCCGGTCCAGAACGTGTACGCCTCATGGGCCATGCTCGACGGCGTGGAAAAGTAGGTCTTGCGCCACTTCTTGTGCATCGCCATACCGGAGGCGACTTTGTTCAGCTCCTCGAACTTGAACGTCCAGAAGAATTCATCGAAGTAGAAATTGCCGTGGTAGCCTTGGGCGGTTCGGGCGTTCGTACCGAGGAAAAACAGCTCGGCGCCGTTGGGCAAAACGATGGGATCGCCAGTCAGCTCGACGCCGATAATCTCGCGGCAGAACGCCTGAATGTAGCCCCGGAACAGGTAGGCCTGGTTCTTCGAAGCCGACAGGAAAATCTGGTTGCGCCCGGTGTCGAGCGCATCAATGAACGCCTCACGGGCGAAGTAGTAAGTCGCCCCGATCTGCCGGCTCTTGAGGATGACGCGAGTGCGCTGATTGCCGGCGCGGTACCAGTCCTTCTGGTAGTCGAAACAGCCATCAATGAAGGCCTCACGCAGCAGCTCGATCTGGTCTTCGTCAATCTCGTTCTTGACCGCCTTTTTCTTCGGCTCGGCGTTGCGTTTCGCAAGATTCGGGTTGAGATCGGTTTCGGTACCGCCACCCTGAAAGCGCTGGATGCGTGCCTGCCGCTCCAACTGCCGGTGCAGCAAATCAATCTCTTTGAAGTCGCCGCCGCTTTTCCCCTCCTTGAGGATCAGTTGCACTAGCCGCGCTTCCAATGCCCCACCGATACGCTCGACGTTGTCGGCCCGGTCCCACTCATCGCGGGCCTTCCAGCTGTGTAGCGTTTTTTCCTTTTCGCCCGTAGCCTCGGCAATCTCGCAGATGCGCCAACCCATCCAGTAGAGAAACTTGGATTGGCGGCGGGGGTCGATAGGCAGCAGTGCGGTCGTAGTCATGGCCGCGATGCTGCCGCCCGCGCCCGCGACTCAATAGCGCTGCCGCTTGTACCGTCCTGCTCTACAGTCCTGCCTCATTGCCGCAACTCGCGCGCGTCACGACCATGCCCTTCATCGCAACGCACTGCTCACCCAACAGCAGGCGCCCCAAGCAATGAGGATTCCCGGCATGAAGAAGTTTCGCAGCAACTGGTTCCGCGTCGCCGTCGAGGGCGCTACCTCGGACAAGCGCATCATCAAACGTACCTGGCTGGAACAGGCTGCGAAGAACTTCAACCCGTCCACCTACGGCGCCCGCATTTGGCTGGAGCATTACCGTAGCGTGATGCCGGACAGCCCATTCAAGGCCTACGGCGACGTGCTGGCTGTGAAGACCGAAGAAGTGGACATCAACGGGCAGAAGAAACTGGCGCTGTTCGCCCAGGTTGAGCCGACGTCCGATCTGATCGCCATGAACAAGGCGAAGCAGAAGATTTACACCTCCATCGAAATCGACGACAGCTTTGCCGATACCGGCGAGGCGTACATCGTCGGGCTTGCGGTAACCGACTCCCCGGCCAGTCTCGGCACCGATGTTCTGGCGTTCTCCGCGCAGAAGCCAGACGCCAACCCGTTCAAGGATCGCCACTATTCCGCGACCTCAATGTTCACCGAAGCGCTGGAAACCGAGCTGACCTTTGAAGAAATCGAAGACAAACCAAGCCTCGGCGCTCAGCTGTTCAGCAAGGTGCAAATCCTGCTCGGAGGCAAACAGGCCAAGGATGACGCCGAGTTCTCGCAGATCAGCCAAGCCGTCGAGGCCGTCGCCGAGCACGTCAAGGACCTGCCGGACCAACTGACCGCCGAGAAGAAATTCTCCGCAGGCCTGAGTACCCGACTGGATCAATTGAGCAAGGACTTCATCGAGTTGAAGACCAAGCTCTCCACCACCCAAGACCACAACCAAAAGACGCGCCCTCCGATTACCGGCGGCGATAACTCGGTCGTGACCGACTGCTGACAGTCAGCCCCACCAAAGCCCCGAAAAACGAAGGACGATCACCATGCGTAACGACACACGAGTTCTGTTCAACGCTTACCTGCAACAGCTTGCTCAGCTGCACGGCGTGAGCGACGTCACCACTAAATTCACCGCCGCACCGAGCGTTGCCCAGACGTTGGAAACCCGCATTCAGGAATCCAGCTCATTCCTCAGCTCGATCAACATCTACGGCGTGTCCGAGCAGTCCGGTGAGAAGATCGGCATTGGTATCGACGGCACCATTGCCAGTACCACCGACACCACCGTGAAGGATCGCGAACCCCGTGACCCGAGCAGCCTGGACAATCGCGGGTACACCTGCACGCAAACCAACTTCGACACCGGCCTGCGTTACCAGAAGCTGGATCAGTGGGCGAAGTTCAAAGACTTCCAGGCGCGTATCCGCGACGCGATCATCAAAGCCCAGGCACTCAACCGGATCATGATCGGTTGGAACGGCACCAGCCGTGCTGCCACGTCCAACCCGGCCACCAACCCGCTGTTGCAGGACGTGAATATCGGCTGGTTGCAAAAAATGCGCACCGAAAACGAAGCCCGCGTTATGGCCGAGGTAGCGGCTGGCAGCGGCAAGATCGAAATCGGCGCCGGCAAGGACTTCGAAAACATCGACGCACTGGTTGTCAGTATGGTCAACGAGTTCATCGATCCCTGGTATCAAGAAGACACCGATCTGGTGGTCATCTGCGGCCGTCAGCTGTTGGCAGACAAATACTTCCCGATCATCAACAAGACTCAGGCGCCGACTGAAATGCTGGCCGCTGACATCATCACCAGCCAAAAGCGTCTGGGCAATCTGCCTGCCGTGCGCGTGCCGCACTTCCCGCCCAACGGCCTGCTGGTGACTCGCCTCGACAACCTGTCGATCTACTGGCAGGAAGGCACCCGCCGCCGCACCGTCGTCGACAACGCCAAACGCGATCGCATCGAGAACTTCGAATCGGTCAACGAAAGCTATGTGATCGAAGACCTTGGCTGTGCAGCCATGGCCGAAAACATCACCCTGGTTTGAGAACGACGACCATGACCAACCCTTGCCGTCGTCATTTTCAACGCGTTACTGCCGCCAAGGAGGCGGCAGCCGTTGAACCCACCCAAACCATGGCCGGCGCCACGGCTTACGAACATCAGCTCAACCAGTTGCTGCAAGATCGACTGCGTCTGAAACAGGTGCAATCGAACCAAGGCAAGGCCGAACTCAAACGTCAGCTCCTGCCCGAATACATCCCTTACGTGCAGGGCGTGCTGGACGCCGGCCAAGGTGCCCAGGACGAAGTGCTGACCACCATCATGGTCTGGCGCTTCGATGCCGGCGACTTCACCGGTGGCCTCGACATTGCCCAGTACGTGCTGCAACACAAAATGGTCATGCCGGACCGCTTCGAACGCACCACCGGCTGTCTCGTCGCCGAAGAAGTCGCGACCGCCGCGTTCAAGGCGCAGAAGGTCGGCGAGCCGTTCGACCTGGCCGTCCTGCACCGCACCGCCGAACTGACCGACGCCGAAGACATGCCCGACCAGGCACGCGCCAAGCTGTTCCTCGCCATGGGGCGCGCAACACTCGAAGGCATCACCGACGAAAAGCCCGGCCAACCGGGTCAGGTGCAAGCCGGCATCGACTTGCTGAAAAAAGCCATCGACCTGCACGACGCCTGCGGTGGCAAAAAGGATCTGGAGCGCGCCGAACGCCTGCTCAACAAACTCGCTGCCGCTGGCAGCTAACCGAGCGTCCCCACGCACCCCGCCGGCTCGGGGCGGATCGGCCAGGCCGCTCCTCCTGAACGTGAAGCCCCGACCACCGGCGACCTACAACAGAGCGCAGATTCATGAGCGGATTCGTAGCGGGCGGCACCGGTGCCCCGACCCCGAGTGGCCACATCAACACCGACCCCTTCTGGCCATCGATCGACCTCGACGATGTGCGCGGCACTTTGCGCATCGATTCCAGCGTCACGCCGATCCGCCTGGAAACCGCGACCATCGCCGCCGCCATCAGCGTAAACCGCGAGTTCGCCACCTGGCGCCGCGCCAAACAGGCCGAAGGCTACACCACCCTCGCGGACGTACCGGCCGAGCAGATCGAGGACAAATCTGAACTCGTTCATCTCTACCAACGGGCGATCTACGCCGCGACCGGTGCGGAGATCTGCGAGCGTTACCGCTCCTACGACAGCACCAACAGCGGCAACCAGAATGCCGAAGAGCTGACCCCGAGCATCGACGAACTGCGCCGCGACCAGCGCTGGGCCGTGCGCGACTTCCTCGGCCTCGGCCGCACCACCGTGGAGTTGATCTGATGGCCGTCAGCATCCGCGCCCAGCAAAACGACACCGTCGATGCCCTGTGCTGGCGTCACTACGGCCGCACCGCCGGTGTCACCGAAGCAGTACTCGAAGCCAACCCCGGCCTTGCCGACCACGGCCCGACCTTGCCGCAAGGCCTCCTGGTGCAAATGCCAGAAGCCCAAGCCGCCGCCCCGCAACGGCAGATGGTGAACCTATGGGACTGAACCGCCCGCACCGCGCCCTTGAACCCAACCACTCTGGATCATGGAATGAAACGCATGCCTGACCGTCCCGACACCTGGGCCTGGCTCGCCGCCTGGCTCGAACAGAACTGGCCCGCCATTTACTCCGGCCTGCTGGCTGTGATCATTGCGAGCCTTCGCGTGATCTATGGCGGCGGCACCGTGCGCCGGATGGTGATCGAAGCTCCCCTTTGCGGCGCACTCGCTTTGTCCGCCAGTCACGGGCTGTCACTGCTGGGGATTCCAGCCTCGACTGCGCCGTTCTTCGGAGGCGTCATCGGGTTGCTCGGCGTCGAGGGCACTCGCGCTGCCGCCAAGAAGATTTTCAACCGCAAGGTAGAACAGCTATGACCACACTTCGCCACGGTGACCGCTCGCAAGCGGTGCACAATCTGCAAAAGAGCCTCAACCAACACGGCGCAAAACTGGACGTCGATGGCGATTATGGCGATGCCACGGAGAACGCAGTGCGCGCCTATCAACTCAAGGTTGGTTTGGTAGCCGATGGTGTCGCCGGCAACAAAACACTTGGCGCGCTTGCTGGCACCGACTGTCAGCAGTTGCTGAAGAACACCGACCTGGTCAACGCTGCCGAACGCCTCGGCGTGCCGCTGGCCAGCGTCTACGCGGTCAATGAAGTCGAGTCGAAAGGCGCCGGCTTCCTCGACAACGGCAAACCGGTGATCCTGTTCGAACGGCACATCATGTATCGCCAACTGGCGAAGGTTCGCCACGAAGGCGACGACCCCGCCGCGCTAAAACGCCACGCTGATCAGCTGGCTGCCACCAACCCAGCCATCGTCAATCCGAAATCCGGTGGCTACGCCGGCGGCAGCGCCGAACACCAGCGCCTGGCGACCGCTCGCTTGATCGACGACACCGCCGCATTGGAATCCGCATCGTGGGGCGCGTTCCAGATCATGGGCTTTCACTGGCAGCGATTGGGCTACAACAGCGTGCAGGACTTCGTCACCGCCATGAGCGCAGGGGAGTCGCAGCAGTTCGACGCGTTCGTCCGTTTCATCGAAACCGACCCGGTGCTGCACAAGGCGTTGAAGGGCCGTAAATGGGCCGAGTTCGCCAAGCGCTACAACGGACCGGATTACCAGCGAAACCTGTACGACATCAAACTCCAGCGCGCCTACGAACGGCACGACGACTGCGGTTGTGGGCAGGCGGTGGCAGCATGATCGACTTCGACGCGGTGCAGCGGCTGAATGTCCAGGACGGTGATCTGCTGGTAGTGCCAGAGAACAGCGATCAGCAGGACATGGTGCAGCTGCGCGACGCGCTCCGCATCCAGAACCCTCAGCGCAAAGTCATCATCATTCGTGGCCCGATCCAGCACATGAACGTCGGCGACATGAATCAGCTTGGCTGGTACCGGGCGTGAGCATCCTGCGGCAGGCCTTGCTCGGCGTTGCATTGCTTGCAGCGCTGGGGCTGCTGATCTACAGCCAGGAGCTGCGCATCAGCGGGGCGAATAAAGACACGCTACTGGCCGAGCAAGACGCCAGCCGCGCCAGAGAACAAGCCGAACGCAATCTCGCCAACGCCAACGCGTTGCGCGACACCCTGCAACAGGAACGCAACGCCCAAACCACCCTGCGCGCACAACAGGATCAACTGCGCCAAGGCCTGGCAAAGCGCGAACTCACCATCGAGGCTCTGAAACGTGAAAACGCCGACCTACGCAATTGGGCTGCACAGCTTTTGCCTGATGCTGCTCGCAGGCTGCGCGAGCGCCCCGCCTTCACCGGCGCCGACGCTTATCGTCAGTGGCTGTCCGGCCGTGGTGCCGTGCACGCTGCCGGCAACCAGCCCGCGCAGTAATGGTGACCAACTGACCGACCAGGATCGCGTCGAGGCCGCTTGGGCAGACTGTGCGAGCCAAGTGGACATGGTTTACCAATATCAGCAGGCCCGACCATGAACAAGCCCGACAGCCTGAAAGCGCACCTGCTCGCAACCGTGGCCGAACTCAAGCACAACCCCGACCGACTGTTGATCTTCATCGACAACGGAAAGATCCGCTGCACCGCCGCGCAGACGTTGTCGTTCGAATACAGCTTCGACCTGCAAGTCATCCTCACGGATTTCGCCGGCCATCCCGACAGCGTCATGCTGCCGCTGCTCGGTTGGTTGAGCGTCCATCAGTCCGAGTTGTTGGAGAACCTGAGCAAGGCCGCTGACGGCATCCAATTCGAGGCTGACATTCTCGACAACAGCAAAGTGGATATGAGCCTGACATTGCCGCTGACTGAGCGTGTAGTGGTGGGCAAGGATGATCGGGGAAACACCACCATTCGGCATCCCGGCGAGCCGCAACGGGCTGCGGATTTTCTTGATCCGAACTGGATACCTGGCGCGCAGGGTACTGGTAGTGAGTGGGTGCTGCCGAAATGACCGATCGACTGGAAGCGCTGGAAGATTGGGCGGCGGGATTGCTTGGGCAGCTTGGACCTGCGTCGCGCAATAGGTTGGCACGAAGCGTTGGTCGAGCATTGCGGCGCAGCCAGCAACAACGAATCATTGCCCAGCAGAATCCGGACGGCAGCAAGTACGCGCCGCGAAAGCAGCGCAACGTACGTGGCAAGCAAGGAAGAATAAAACGGAAGGTGAAGATGTTTCAGAAACTGCGCACATCCAGTTTTCTGAAGGTGCAAGGTGATGGGAACGCCATTTGGATAGGCTACACCGGGCGAATCGCCCGGATTGCCAAGGTGCACCAGTACGGCTTGAAGGATCGAGCCGAACAGGGCGCACCGAATGTGAAGTACGAGCAGCGGGTAGTGCTTGGTTTTACCAACGCCGAACACGATATGCTGCGCGACACCCTACTTGAGCACCTCACTCGGGACTACCCTACGTAAGAGCTGGCCATCGCCGCAGAATATGCCGACGCCTGAGAAAGATTGAGACGGCACCGATTCAGATCGATGTGGATGTGAAAGGCACCCTCACGTTCGTTATAGCTGCACTCGATATCACGCCCTTCGCACAGCGCGGTACAGTCGTCGATCAACTGATCAGTCTTGCGCTGACGGCCCAGATCAGACTTGTTCACGGTGTAATCGTGACGCGTAATCCCGGAGAAGGCTTTTTGGATGCTGACGTTAATCAGTTCATCCAGAATTGCTGAAAAATTAGCCATTTGCTATTCCTCTGTATGCCTGATCACCGAATTGGGATCAGATAAGGAGACTATAAGATAAAGATAAGGAATAGACAAGGAGCAATTAACCTTGTCATAAAGATCCATTAACTGAATCACCAAGCCTCTTCCTAACGTTGACCTGCATTGAAAAAAGGTGACTTGTACCACTAAGAGTTACAGCTTCTGACAACGGCATCGATTGCAAAAAGGCGCCACCATCGGCGCTATGAACGACTTAGCCACCCTCGCCCGCCTGATCGAAAACCTCATCCGCCTCGGCACCATAGCTGCCGTCCAGATGAAGCCCCCGCGCGTGCAGGTCAAAACCGGATCACTCACCACCGGCTGGCTCCCATGGATCACCGCGCGCGCCGGCGCCGACTGCGAATGGAATCCGCCCAGCCAGGGCGAGCAGGTCATCCTCTTCAGCCCATCCGGGCAACTCGGTAACGGCATCGTCCTGACAGGCCTGTTCAGCGACAACATCCCGGCCAACGGCGACCGTGAAGGCCTGCACCGAACGACCTACCGCGACGGCACCGTCATCGAGTACGACAGCGTCGCCCACCACCTCAACGCCACGCTGGCCGAAGGCGGCACCACCAACCTGATCAGCACAGGCGGCATCCACATCGTCGGCCCGATCACCCACGAAGGCGACTACACCCAGACCGGCAACCAGAACATCACTGGCATGGTCACCGTGTCCGAAGATGTCATCGCAGCCGGCATCAGTCTGGTGAAGCACCAGCACGGCAACGTCATGCCCGGAAGCGCGAAAACGGGGAAACCGGAATGAACCGAGAAACCGGCGCAGCCCTCGGCCTGGTCGAACACATCGCTCAGTCCATCACTGACATCCTGCGCACTCGCATCGGCACCCGCGTCATGCGCCGCGAATACGGCAGCCTGCTCCCCGAGCTGGTAGATCAGCCGTTCAACGACTTCACCCGATTGCAGGTCTACGCCGCCACCGTAATGGCACTGATGCGCTGGGAAACCCGCATCAGCCTCAGCCGTATTCAATTCATCGGCGCGAACCTTCAGGGCCAGGCGTCGCTGGAGTTCGAAGGCACCATCGTCGACAACAATCAGCCGCTAAGCCTAAGCGTGCCTCTGCAACTGGGGGGCAGCGTATGAATACTTTTGTCGCCATCGACCTCGGCCAACTGCCAGCGCCGCAGATCGTCGAACAGATCGACTACGAACAGATCCTCGCCGAGCGCAAGGCCTACGCCGTGAGCCTCTGGCCGATCGAAGAACAACCCGAGATTGCCGCCCGGCTCAACATGGAGTCGGAGCCGCTGACCAAATTACTCGAGGAAAACGCCTACCGCGAAACCGTCTGGCGTCAGCGGGTCAACGAAGCTTCGGTTGCTAACATGCTGGCCCTGGCCAAAGGCACCGACCTCGAACAGCTCGCCGCCAACTTCAACGTGAAGCGGCTGGTCATTCAGGCTGCAAACCCAACAGCTGTGCCGCCCCTCCCCAAACTAATGGAAAGCGACGACAGCCTGCGCGAGCGTGCGCAAATGGCATGGGAAGGCCTTAGCACCGCCGGCCCGCGCAACAGCTACATCTTCCATGCCCGGTCCGCTGACGGTCAGGTCGCCGACGCTACCGCCGAAAGCCCGGCCCCGGCCGAAGCCGTGGTCACAGTGCAATCCGTGCTGGGCGATGGCACCGCGTCGCCGGCACTGCTCGACAAGGTCAAAACGTACCTCAGCGACGACGACCGCCGCCCCGTCGCGGATCGCCTTACCGTCCAGGGTGCGGAGATCATCAATTACCAGATCAAAGCCAAGATTTACCCGCTGAGCAACGGCCCCGAAACTGAATTGGTCCTCGCAGCAGCCGAAGCCCAGTTGCTCCAGTTCGTGCATCAGCGCCGACGCCTGGCACTGGAGGTTTCCGAATCCATCGTGCACGCCGCGCTGCACGTCGAGGGCGTGCGCAAAGTCGTGCTGGAAGACTGGGAAGACATCGTCGCCACCAAGTACCAGGCGCCGTATTGCACGAGCGTGGAACTGACATTGGGGGTGGAGTAATGACCTATCAGCCACTGCTACCCGGCAACTCGACACCACTGGAACGCCAAGCCGTGCAGGCCTTGGCAGAAATCCAGCGTGTGCCGATTCCTTTGCGCACGCTCTACAACCCTGACCAGTGCCCCCTGCCCTTACTGCCGTATTTGGCCTGGGCGTTTTCGGTCGATCGCTGGGACAGCAAATGGACAGAAGCCGCCAAGCGTGCCGCCTGCCGTGCCGCGTATTACGTGCACTCGCACAAGGGCACCATCGGTGCGCTGCGCCGGGTCGTTGAACCGCTCGGCTACCTGATTGAGGTCGCCGAGTGGTGGCAAACCGTTCCACCTGGCACGCCGGGCACCTTCGCGTTGCGCATTGGCGTCCTCGACTCCGGCATCACCGAAGCGATGTATCAGGAACTGGTCTGGCTGATCGACGACGCCAAGCCACTCACCCGCCACCTCACCGGCCTCGACATCATTCTTGAAACCCGACTCGACGCCTTCGTTGGCTTCGCCGTTTACGACGGCGACGAAATCGACGTGTATCCCTGGAACAACCCGGACATCGACGTATCCGTCCGGGGTTACAGCGGCGTGAGCCTCTACACCCTCGACGAACTGGACGTGTATCCCCATGGTTGATCAGAACTTTATTTTCGGCGGCATGCTGACGACGCTGGGCGCCGCCAAGAAAACCAACTGCGACGCCCTCGGCATTCCCTGGGAGCCGCGTTACATGCTGATCGGCGATGCCAACGGTACCGATCCGGTACCCAGCCCCGCGCAGACCAAGCTGATCAATCAGCGGTACCGCGCCCAGCTCAATCAGTTGCGTGTTTCGCCGACCGATGAAAATGTCCTCATCGCCGAGCTGGTGTTGCCCCCGGATGTTGGCGGCTGGTGGATCCGCGAATTGGCACTAGAAGACAAAGACGGCGTGTTCTCGGCGGTCGCCAATGTAGCGCCAAGCTACAAGCCATTGCTCGCACAAGGTTCCGGCCGTAACCAGGTCGTGCGGATGCACATCATCACCAGCGGCACGTCGAACATTCAGTTGAAGATCGACCCGTCGGTGGTGCTTGCCACTCGCGAATACGTCGACACGAAGATTTTGGAGGAACTGTACAAGCTCGACAGCAAGCAGTCGGTGCGGGCCGCGACGACGGCCAATATTGCGCTGTTGGGGCTTCAGTCGATCGACGGCGTGGCCCTGGCTGTGGGTGACCGGGTGCTGGTGAAAAATCAGAACGCCGCCAAGGACAACGGCATTTGGGTGGCCGCCGCAGCTGGTTGGTCGCGTGCGGCAGATGCTGACTCGAATACTGAGGTGACCTCGGCGTTGTCGGTGTCGGTCGAGCAAGGTGCTACGTTGGCCGACACGCGTTGGCAGTTGATCACCGACGGGGCGATTGTCCTGGGGACCACGGCGCTGACGTTCCAGAACATCACACAAGGTTTTGCCCCGATCAACGCTCCGGCACTGGTCAATCCGACGGCCAACACCCCGCAGCAATTTGATGCTAGCCAAAAGCTCGCTACGACTGAGTTTGTACAGCGATCGGCGGGTAGTTTGGCCGGCTACGTCGCCTATGCGGTAAATACCGTTTTGACGGCGTCCGATGTCGGCAAGTACGTCTATACAAGCGGGGCGACTGTCACTCTCACGCTGCCTGATGTCACGCTGTTGCCTCTCGGAAGTCGTATTTATATTCAGGCGGGAGCAATGACCGTCTGCACTGTAAGGTCCATTAACGGCGCGATTACTGGGCCAAATGGCAATCAGGTGGGTTCAAACAGTGTGGTGCTGGGTAACGGCGTTGCGTCAGAATTTATCGCAACGGGTGTGAACTGGCTGGCCGTTGGCGGATCTGGACTCGCTGCTCTTTTTGCTAATGGCTATCAGCGGTATCCGTCGGGTCTGATCGAGCAATGGGGAACCGTAACGATCAATGACAACATAGAGGTGTTCATTACTTTGCCCATCGCGTTCCCTACCGCAGTTCTCGGGGCGATGGCAGGAATATCCAACTCGGGCGTAGTGGGTGGTGGAGAGTTCGCAACAGCCGGCGCGAGAAAGAACTCCAGCAGCCTGAGTACCATTGGTGTAAACGCAAACACAGGGCCTAACCTGTCGACCAGTCAACTCGTAACTTGGCGAGCATGGGGTTATTGATCATGATTTTTTTCAGTGCGTCTGAGCGTGGTTTTTACGACGACACCATTAACGGCAACATGCCAGATGATGGCGTTGAGGTCTCCGATGAGTGCCGCCGCGCAATTCTGGATGGTCAATCTGCCGGAATGGTTGTTGCTGCTGACGAGTTCGGCGCCCCTATCCTTGTCGAGCGGCCGGCGCCTAGCGCTGAGGTGCTGGCCGCCGCTGAGCGTGTTTGGCGTGATAGGCAGTTGACGTTGACTGACCCTCTGGTTTCACGCCATCGTGACGAAGTCGAAGAAGGCGGACCAACGTCGCTCACGACTGAGCATTATGTCGAGCTTCAGGCGTACCGCCGCGCCCTTCGCAACTGGCCGGAATCGGGAGAGTTTCCCCTCGCAGAGCATCGCCCCACAGCACCGAGCTGGCTGAGCGAAGTGACTCTGTAACGCGCCATCGGTTTTCGTCCCCTGTAACTCCAGCCAATACAACCCCACGCGCTCGCCCATCCGGCGCGCGCGCGGCAGCCTGTGCACTGTCATCTCATTTACTGCGCAGGCAAAACCATGGCCGATTATCTTCACGGCGTGCGGGTGCTCGAACTCAACGACGGCACCCGCCCCATTCGCACCATCCCCACCGCCGTCATCGGCATGGTCTGCACGGCCGACGATGCCGACGCTACCGTTTTCCCGCTCGACACGCCGGTACTGCTCACCAACGTGCAGACCGCCGTCGGCAAAGCTGGCATCACGGGCACCCTCGCCGCCAGCTTGCAAGCCATTGCTGACCAGACCAAGCCCTACACCATTGTCGTGCGCGTCAAAGCAGGCGCCACCGAGGCGGAAACGGCCAGCGCGTTGATCGGCACCACAACCGCCGACGGCAAATACACCGGCATGAAAGCCCTGCTCGCCGCTAAGGCCAAAGTCGGCATGGTGCCGCGCATCCTCGGCGTGCCAGGTCTGGACAGCCAACCCGTGGCCACCGCATTGGCAAGCATCGCCCAGCAGTTGCGCGCCTTCTCCTACGTCAGTGCCTGGGACTGCAAAACCAAGGAAGAAGCCGTCGCCTATCGCGAGAACTTCGGCGCCCGAGAAGTCATGGTGATCTGGCCAGACTTCCAGAACTGGGACACCGTCACCAGCGCCACAGTGAAAGCCTCGGCCATCGCCCGAGCCTTGGGCCTGCGCGCCAAGATCGATCAGGAAGTGGGCTGGCACAAAACCCTTTCCAACGTCGCGGTGAATGGCGTCACCGGCATCAGCGCCGACGTTTTCTGGGATCTGCAAAACCCGGCCACCGATGCCAACTACCTCAACGGCAACGAGGTCACCACCCTGATCAACGAGGGCGGTTTCCGCTTCTGGGGCAGTCGGACGTGCAGCGACGATCCGCTGTTTGCCTTCGAGAACTACACCCGCACCGCGCAGATCCTCGCCGACACCATGGCTGAAGCGCAGATGTGGGCCGTGGACAAACCCATGCACCCGTCTCTGGTGCGCGACATGATCGAAAGCATCAAGGCCAAGTTCCGCGAAATGGTCGGCAGCGGCTACCTGATCGGCGGCGACTGCTGGTACCCGGAAGACATCAACGACAAGGACACGCTCAAGGCCGGCAAGCTCTACCTCGATTACGACTACACGCCTGTGCCGCCGCTGGAAGACCTGACCCTTCGTCAGCGCATCACCGACCGCTATCTGATCCAGTTCGCCAGCAAAGTGAACGCCTGAATCGGCGCTCCCCTGCGGGGGAGTCCGTACCCCGGAGACCAACGCCATGGCCATGCCTCGCAAACTCAAAAACATGAACCTGTTTAACGACGGCAACACCTATCAGGGCGTTGCCAAAAGCGTCACCCCGCCGCCGCTCGGTCGCAAGATGGAAAGCTACCGCGGCGGCGGCATGAACGGCCCGGTCAAGGCAGACCTCGGCTTCTCCGATGACGGCATCCAGTTCGAATGGAAAACCGGCGGGCTGGATCTGATCGCGCTTCGGCAATTTGGCAGCGTCAACGCGTCAGGCGTGCAGCTGCGCTTTGCCGGTTCTTTCCAGCAGGACGACACCGGCGAAATCAGCGCTGTGGAAATCATCGTGCGTGGCCGTCACGAAACTATCGAGATGGGCGACGCGGCGCCTGGTGAAGACACCGAACACAGCATCACCACTACATGCAGCTACTACAAGCTGATCGTCGACAACGAAGACATCATCGAGATCGACTTGCTCAACTTCATCGAGAAGGTCAACGGCGTGGACATGCTGGAGAAACAGCGCTCTGCCATCGGCCTTTGACCGCCCCCTAAAACCATTACCCGGAGCAACACATGAACACCGAAGACACCAACACCGAAGCCCTGCCGGCAGTCGATGACAACACCGTCAACCTCGACACGCCCATCGTCCGCGGCAAGTCCTACATGACCAGCCTCACCCTGCGCAAACCGTCATCCGGCGAATTGCGCGGCGTCCACCTGGTGGACCTGCTGAACCTCGACGTCGCCGCCCTGCTCAAGGTTTTGCCGCGCATCACTTCGCCAAGCATCACCGCCACCGAAGCCGCCGGCATGGACCCGGCCGATCTGCTGGCGT